TCTCCTCCATCCTATCATTTCTAACTGTCCCTGTGAAATTAGTAGTAATCTTTTGAAATAACATTTTGCTGCTCCTCATATTTATATCATCATGTTCCTGATAACCAGATGCCTTAATAGCCGCTCCTTGTTTGGATGCCTTCGCTTTTCCATTGACTCCCGTATAGCATTTACCACTCTTACCCCACCTCCATCCTGATTTACCATCTATTGTGCATCTTTGTACCGGCATAACCAATTTGTCCTTCTTTTCTATAATTACTATATAAAATATATCAAAAGTCAAGAACTTTTTTGGGTGATGAGGTAAGAAAAATTCAAAAGGATGTAAAAAAGATTATACATTTTAAATAGAGGTAGGATGCTTTATTACTGATTCATTTATAAAGAGTTATAAGAATTTAACAATAAGATAACAGTAAGTTAATGTATATAGAATAGATGAATAAAAAAGTTTGAAGATATATCAAAAATTCCTTTACAATTAAAGAACGCCTACTTCTTTTGTAAAACGAATAGGATTAAACTACATCCTGCCCATTCGGAGGAGGGTTATACATAAAAAGACATTAACCTAAAAGATGTGGGAGAGTACTTAGACAGGAGGAGTATCCGTTCCTCTCCCACCAACGCCAGGCCAATATCTTGTTGCAAATTCTGTTCCATATTACAACCTTCTTAACTCCCTTTATTCCTTCCCAGCCCATACACTACGCCTTTTGGTTTCTTTTAAGGTCTTCTTGAATTCGCTCTTCTTAGTTATCTTACCATCCTTTCCAGGAATAGAACCGCCTTCTCTTCTAATTGATTTACCTACAGCATCATCCTTCTTTTTACCCCATAGCTGCCCCTGCTCTCTTCTCGCTTTGTTAGCCGGTATCCAAGCACACCTACAATTAGGATGCCTTGGTAATAATCCCCTTGCCTCCTCAATAGTCATTACCACACCCTCTAATTCTCCGCATTCTATACATACCCTTTCATCACCAGCCGTACTCCATTCGGCCATCACCCCTATTTCTTTTACTCCTAATCGTTTGTATGCATCTAATTGCCCTTCTGCATGGGCTCTTACTATTTCTGTCCTTGCTATTACATTAGCTCTCGTTCTGGTTATAGTAGTAACATTTGTCCTTAAATTACGAGCAATCTTTCCTGGCCCATAACCTTGAGATAAACCTTCGGCCAATGTCCTACTCATCTGCTGCCCCATTACATCAGTAACACCTCTTAACTCATCAAAAGCCCTCTCGTATAACAATTCTATTTTATGTAAGGCTTCAGGTTGTCCGAAGGCTGTTCTTATAAATTCTGCTTGCCCTCCTTTAAACAAAGATGGATGATTCGCTAATTCCTCAGCCCTCAAATCTGTATAGGCTCGTAATCCTCCCTTCTTATAAGCCGATTCAATATAAGGGGCAGTCCACGGTTTCCCACTTATGCCCCCTACTGGAGATAAAATGTTTGCGTCTACTTGCTGTTGTAACCATCCTCTATATGCCTTTACCTTTTGAGCATCTGTTCTAAAACGCCAAACCTGTCGTACTTGTAATATGGCAGGCCCTTCCAGACCAAAGCAGTCTTCATCTACAACAAGGACTTGAATAGCCTTACTCAATACCTTAAACCGCCTTGTCATATCAGCCATAAACTTCTTACGAAGCATCGTTGTTCGTGTAGGGTCTCTTTTTAATTGGTTAGACATTATGCTTTTCTCAACCTATAATACTGTTTTAACAAACTTGGAGTTATTTTCGTCAACTAATAACCACTTTGCTCCTTCTGATAAAGAAGTAATTGACGTTACAAATTCTTGCCAAGCTGTCAACTCAACATCACTTTCAACTGCTCTCTGCTCTATCATTTTCGACCTACCATCCTCAAACTGCTGATGCATTTGATACAATTTCATTTTCTTGTCCTTTCCAAACTATTATTCTTCATCTTTAGGAACCGCTACAGGTTCTTCAATTTCTTCTTTTATAATTCCAACCATCATTTCCCCATCTACATCAAGTAATCGTGGAATCAAAGTTATCACTACTCTCGGTGCTAAATCAACAGAAGCATGAATATCAATAGAAACCACCCCTTTCATTTCTACCCCATCCACATAAACATCACAATAGGAACCACTGCCTCCCTGTCCAATGTTTTTCACTTCAATTTTATGCATCTCATTATTCCTTCCAAATTATTCTTCTTCCTCAATTTTTTCTTCCTTCTCTTCAACGGTATATTCCAGTGAAGCCTTTTCTATTGCTTCCGCCTCATCCTGTGAAAAACCAAGAACCATCGTAAGATATTCCATAGGCGGTATTAAACTATCTACTCCACCAGCAACATATTTAGACATAGCGTTTGTCGTTTTTTCTGCCACATTGGCTTTATCTTCATCTGTCGGAGCATTCAAATCTGGCCAATCCACAACATATTCCTCAACCTCTGGTAATACGCCAAATCCTATTAACCTATCTACAAAAGGTCTGATAATATACGGACTAACATAATTCTCTTGCCTTTGTGATAATCTTTTATTCCACGTCTCTATATCTTGAGCACTTGCAAGTTTTGCCTCTTCTGTTCCTAAAAAGATACGATATGGAATACCAAGACTAATAGCTATGTTCCTCATATTAGTTTCTATATGTTCTTTAGGACTGGAGACTTGAGGAGTTAAAGACTTTACCGTTATCCCCTCCATAGCAAGATACCTTTGCATACCTGCCATATACAATTCCATTTGGTCTTTTATAGAATCTCTATCATCATCAGTTAACGCTTCTACTTCTGGTTGAGTCTCAAAACTTAAACCAGGAAAACCCCCTTTCCAAAACATCTCCCCACTACCGCCTAATATCTTTCTTATATCAAGCAAACGATTATGGACAGGCTCCATCCTTGGAGACCCATATATTTCACTCGTCTCTCTATTATCTGTTATATGCAGTATCCTTGTCCAATGAACTATTTTAGACATTTGTGTGTTTGCTGTTTCTGCTCCTTCAAAGTCCACAGAATAGGTCTTAGGAAAACCGTATCGAGGGCTACCAACATCCGCTTCCTTTGTTAAGACCTTAATAGAAGTTTGGTCAAAGGGTTTCAAATAGATAATTTTATGTTCGCTCTTACCTACCTTCTCTCCAGTAATTTCATTCACCCCTTCTACAGCCTCACTCAACGCCTTTCCATCATCTATCCCTAATAATAAAACACCAAACTCTCCTATCCCACTCAAAACATCTACTCTCTGTAAGTAATGGTAAATATGCTTTCCCTCTCGAAAAGTTTTCCACACCTTTTCAAATTCTGTCTCGTCAGCGTTCTCTGTTTCATAAACAACAGGAGGGATAGCCCAAGTCTCCTCTGGTAATATCCGCACCACCCTCTTCGCAACACCATTCCTCTTATATAATTTTTTACAATCTGTAATAGAGATGGTATCTGGATACCCACATTCATGATTAATATCTTTCCCCGGGTTAAGTAATTTAGTCAATAACTCGCTTCTCAATAAATGAGCATTGGCTACCACTGACTCCGCAGCATCTTTTCGAGCCTTTTGAGAAGCATTCAACTTAATGGATTTCTTTTTCTTTGCCATTTCTATCCTTTCTATCTTTTATTCCTTCCTGTGTCATAAAAGCTGCCGAAGCTGTTATCTTATTATAACTTTCTTCCTTTATATTACGAAGAGAAATATGAGCAAGTGAGCCCAAAGGAGCATTTTTAACCAAACTCTTAAACAACCCTGCCAAAGCTTTCTCGTATTCTTTATCTAACCTCAAAACATATTTCTCTCCCCTAAATGTTTCTATCAGTACCACTTGTATTTGTTCTTTACTCATTTCTATCTTCCTTCCCTGAATAAACTCCCTGCTCTCTTCTTTCTTTTGGTTATTAAATTAAAGGCACCACTGCTGGCATCCACTTGGTCTTTATACTTAGAATATGGAAAGAAACTCAATTCACTTAAATAATCCACATTCCAATCTCCTCTTTTTATTACTACATTTCCAACATTGACTTGAACAGAATAAGGGTCAGCCCTTAATTCTTTAGAAGATTCAGAACCGGAAGGTTTATCTATTCTAATCCTCCACCCAGCCAAGTTTCTAACAGTGTTCTCAGCACTTTCCTTTCCACCGCTACCCGGCTCCTGTTCTATTCCTACCATAATAACTTTCCCATCTGCTATGGCTGTTTGCTTTATCAAAGCTTCTCGTTCTGCAGAACCGTACCTACCCCGTACCACATCCAACACCCAAAACCTCTTTTCCATATCCTTCCCCATCAAGACACCAACAGTAAACGCACCCTTTCCTCCTTCTGTTCCTGCTTTATCCCAAAACCGAACCCTCTGCGACCACTTTTTCCTAATTGGAATCTCTTCTTCTATCTTAATCTTAATTGTCTTAAACATTCCTCCTCCAAGAGGAACAGGCCACTGCAAGAACTGGCCTGCATAACCATATTCACCTACAACCGCTCTATTTTCATTCAATACTTCCCTGGATAATCGTATAGGGTCTAACAAACCATCCTCATAATGAGAAACTAAAGATTCTGGCCTAACCTTATCCGTCAGTTCTGCAGGAAGACATATATGCTTCAATTTCAAAGCCCTTCCATCCATTCTCTGAGCTGTCTTTATCTGCTCTATCATATTAGCAGTACAATCGTTCTGATGTAGTCTTTGCATTATTAAAATCGTAGGCACCACAGCCTTATTTACCTTACGAGTAGGCAATGTTTCAGCCATCCACCTATTAGCCGTCGCCAACTCTACCTCTGAAATAGCTTTATTCGGGTCAATAGGGTCATCTATTACAAGAAAATGACCGTGCATACCGGTTACCGAACCACCTACTCCTACCGCATACCTACTTCCTCCTTTTGTATTCATAAAATATGATTTAGTATCCTGGTCTTCTCTTAAACTAATCTCTGGAAAAGCCTTTCTATATTTATCACTCTTAATTATATCCCGTCCTCTACGAGATAAATCCATAGATAGATTATGAGCATAACTACCCCCTATTATTCTGGCACTTGGCATCCTCGTCCATATCCAAGGTTGAAACATAACAGAACACAGAGTTGATTTAGTAGAACCAGGAGGTACGTTTATGATAAGGTCATACTCTTTGGATTCTCCTGCAAACACTTTTTCTGCCATAATCTGCAATTCATTACATATCAAAGGAATGTGCCAATTATCTTCATATCGTTCAGGTATAATAATATCCCAAAACTCCTTAACAAACGAATAATAAGACTCTCTCACAATAGAAGCCATAACATCATATTCATCGAATTTAACATTAGCTAAATCAATCATTATGAAATTCTCTTATTCTTTTCCTTAATCTTGTGATATCTTGTAATTCTTTTTGCCATACAATCAAAGTCTTAAACCCGTATTTAGCAAAATGATTTATTCTTTGTTGTTCGTGTTCTTTATTTGAAAAACAATCACCAAAAGTAACAGACCTATAATTTTCTCCATGCCAAAAAGTACCAAACATTTCTATAATCTTTTTCTGTCCATTTATATTTATAAAATCAGGATTCTTTCCTACTATCCAAATCTTACCATCCCCTACAAATTCATACTCACCAGGAAACATTTTATTTAGTCCATTTTTTAATCTTCTTTCTGGTTTGGTTATTCCCTTTCGATTCCCCCGATGAATAGCATTTAATTGTTTTCTTTTATATTCAGGATTTTGCCACAGCAAAAAAGTCTTATTAGACCTACTCATTTTCCTCTTGGTGAGTTCGGTGTGATAAGAGCCTCTTCTACCATTATTCCCCATTTTTCCGATTCGAGATAAAGCCATCTTTTGTCTTACCTCTTCCGACAAACATCTACCTTTCAGAGCTATGGAATTAGCTTTTCCTATCTTATGTTTAGTCTCTTCAGAATGATGTTTTCCCTTCATACTCACTCTATTTGCCCGCTTTTCTTGTTCTTCCGTAAGGATTTCAATATTTCCTTTCTTGCTGATAAAGGCAATTTCATCATATCCACGCTCATTACATTTTGATTCAATTCACCCGATAAATTCATATCAATATCTACCTTCTCATTATACCCTCTATCCTTGTTATACGTTCTATTGACAAATATAATGGCACTGCTATCTCCTCCTGCTACGAGTCTGGATAAATGGTCCTCAAAAAAGTTCTTTCTATACCAAGGAATCTGCTTTACCAATTCGGCAAAACCAGCATCTTGTTTTTTCCACCTTTCTAAGGTATTACGGCTTATATTAACCTTTCGCAGGGCTTCTGAAATTGAAAAGTTTCCTGATATCCAAGCATGAAGGAATAATTGCTGTCTAACTCTTATACCTTTTCTATCCAAAATTGCTTCTATCTTTTCCAGCCCGCTTTTCTTCTTATCCAACCTATTTATTTTATTCCAAACCAACCTCAATTCCTTGGGTAATCTTTTATACACATAATCCTCAAAGCTGGCTGTCTTATTGTTCCTGCCTCTATATTCTTTCCGCCCCTTTTGAATTGCTAATTTGAACTCTTTTTTCTTCCGCTCCCACGACCTAAAAGTTGGAAGCGATATGCCCAATGCCTGAGCTAATTGTGTTTCCTTTAATCCGCTCCTCGCCAGATTGAAAACCTCAACATAAAAAGTTTCCTTCCAAATCGTTCGTCTCGACATTTCTATATCTCCTTTTTTATAGCATAATAATGTAATCCAATATAATCTATTATTCAATACAAACCTGAAATCTCCATTTGTATATCCCAAAAAATATATATATAATTCGAAGATTTTTTGACCAAAACCCTGTGATTTTACCCTAAAAACACGGTTTTTAAGAAAAAAGCCTAAAATCTGCAAAAAAAATAAATTTTAGGCTTGCCATCATATTAGTATTATCATATTATAAATATAGTAATTGACAAGTTAATAATATGCAGGGCAGTTAAAGGCAATGTCCTGAAATTGAGTCGGGGTGTCGGTAGGGCTAACCGAGAAGCAAAGCTAAAACCTTTGTAGCCACTTCTAACATATACGCTTTGGAACTGTTTGGGAAAGGACGGCATGTCGTTATGCTTAGTCCTGTTTGGAATGGCCACGCTTGAGCCATTG